TAGAGGCTGGGTAGGTGCTGCTGAGATACAGCTATNCAAGAGCCATGCCAAGTAACTAGGAAAGAAACTGAGTAAGAAACTGCCTAAGTTGCTTGCAAGGTCCATGCCAAGTTACTGTGGAGTGAGTGAGTGTTTACTTATGGAGTTTCTTTCCGAGGGGGCTGGGCAGGGGGCTCACGAGTTACTATCAAAGAGAATGAGACCTAGAAAGTATCTCGGAAGAATCTCTATAATCCCTCTTGACAACTGCATCAGAATATGGTACTATAGTACTTATAAGGACTGGTTAAGACCTCTCATCGAATCTGCACTACCAGTCTTCTCCCTTAGCCCGAATCATTCAGTAAAGGAATCCGAATATGACCACTAAACGGACCTTAGCAGACTATAAAGACACTTTAAAGGATAAAGCAGGTAGATATCGATCATCCTCTTTATTCAAGGAATGCTACGAATCTACAGAGGAGTATCCTGCCCTCTTCACGCTATCAGCTGAAGATAAGGGTGAATTGATCTCATTTGGTAGAGTATTTATCGAACTAGAAGATCCTACTGGGTATGAGACTTCCCAAGTACTCTTAGGATCTTATCAGCATTGGAAGAAGCTGTTGAAGGCTAAATGGTTCAGGGAAGCTCTAGAGGGCTGGGAGGAAGAGTTAGAGATCAAGTTAAAATCAAAGGCTGTACAACAAATCAATAAGATTGCTGAGACAGATACCTCCCAAGCCTTACAAGCTTCCAAGTACCTTGCTGACAAGGGATGGGAGAAGAAGAGAGGAGCCCCTACCAAGGCTGAGAAGGCCGCAGCTGCCAAGAAGGCTGCCAAGGTAGATAAGGCTGTATCAGATGATCTTGCCCGTGTAGGATTGAGTTTAGTTAAGTAGGAGAAGACAGACCATGTCTGAACAAGTACCAAGTCTTGAAAGTGTGCTGACAAGCATCAGAGAAGTCTTAGAGTTAGAGATTAATGCAGAGAACTCTAAAGTAGCTGTGCAGGTCTTAAAGGATAACCTATCCAAGAAGTACACACTAAAAGTGACTGATAAGACCTCAGGAGATACAGAGGTATACTTAAACATAGAAACACATACTGAACTTTATCCACTGATCAAGAAGCACTTATCATGAGCCTTGATCATAGGGACTCAATCAGGGAAGCTGCTGAGGCAGACCTCTCCACATTCATTAAGCTAGTTGCGCCTAAGCAACTCCTTGGTCATGTACATGAGGAGCTCTGTCAGTGGTGGACAAGGGATGATCATAAGACTCATCAGATCACACTCCTACCCCGTGACCATCAGAAGTCTAGGATGGTTGCCTACAGAGTAGCTTGGGAGATTACCAAGCGTCCATGGATCAGGGTCTTATATATCTCATCCACATCCAACCTTGCTGAGAAGCAACTCAGGTTCATTAAAGGTATCCTTGACTCTGATNNCTATAAGAGGTACTGGCCTGATATGNTACACCCTGAAGAGGGTAAGAGGGCTGAGTGGACNAACTCCAAGATCTCTGTTGATCATCCATTAAGGAAGGAAGAAGGTGTTGCTGAATCTACTATCTTCACAGGTGGTCTTACGACATCTCTTACAGGTTTCCACTGTGATGTTGCTGTCCTTGATGACTGTGTCGTGTACGAGAATGCCTACACTGATTCAGGTAGAAAGAGTGTGGAATCTCAGTATTCCCTTCTAAGCTCCATTGAGACCACTGATCCCCTTGAATGGATCGTAGGTACCCGCTACCACCCCAAGGACCTATACGGGGTTCTGATGGCTACTGAGGAGGAAGTGTTCAATGACGAGGGGGAGATTATTGGTAAAGAACCTGTTTACGAAACTTTTGAGAGAGCGGTAGAAGATAGGGGAGATGGCTCAGGAGAGTTCCTATGGCCGAAGCAGTCAAGAGGGGATGGAAGATACTTTGGATTCGATAGAAAGATCCTTGCCCAGAAAAGAGCCAAGTACTTAGACAAGACACAGTATAGGGCCCAGTACTATAATGATCCTAATGATCCTGACTCCCAAAGAATAAGTTCAGATTTATTTCAGTATTATGATCGTAAGTACTTGACAAGGGATGCCGGTTTATGGTATTATAAGGATAGAAGGTTAAATATATTTGCTTCTATTGACTTTGCCTACTCCTTAAGTAAGAAGGCTGATTACACAGCTATAGTTGTTATTGGTGTAGACCCTGATAACAATATCTATATCTTGGATATCTCTCGTAATAAGGTATCTCGTATTAGGGAATACTTTGAAGAGATCCAGAGGCTCCATATTAAGTGGGACTTTAGGAAGTTAAGGGCAGAGGTAACTGCTGCTCAGTCAGCTATTGTTAAAGAGTTAAAGGCTGAGTACATTAAGAAGCAGGGCTTGTCCTTATCTATTGATGAGCATAAGCCTACCAAGTACCAAGGTGCTAAGGAAGAACGTATTGCTGCTGTCCTTGAACCTAAGTATGAGAGCCTAAGTATGTGGCATTATGAAGGTGGTAACACCCAAGTCTTAGAAGAAGAGTTAATGCTTGAACACCCTCCACATGATGATGTCAAAGATGCATTGGCTGCTGTTGTTGAAACAGCTGTGGCCCCTACAGCATCTAATCGTCATAGAAGGGATCGTGTTAGTAATGTTGTGTATCACTCACGCTTTGGAGGCGTAGCATAGATGGCAGGTAGAACACTGGATCTTAAAGATCTTATCCAAGTAGAGAACCTTGCTAATCAGATTGCTGATCAGTACACCACTTGGAACAACCTTAAAGCTAAGCAGACAGAGAAGTGGAGAGAACTCCGCAACTATGTCTTTGCCACTGATACTAAGACTACCTCCAATGCTAAGCTTCCTTGGAAGAACTCTACCACCTTACCTAAGTTAAGTCAGATCAGAGATAACCTCCACGCTAACTATATGGCTGCCCTATTCCCTAATGACTCATGGATGAAGTGGCAGGGGGATGACCAGAACTCTGAGAAGAAAGATACTCGTAGAGGTATCGAAGCTTACATGGAGAATAAGACCAGACTGTCAGGCTTCAGAGTTGACATGTCTAAGTTGGTCTATGATTACATTGACTATGGTAATGTTTTCGCAACAACCGAGTTCGTTGATGAATCCGTTATTGATGAAGCTACTGGTGAAATAATCCCCGGTTATATTGGCCCTAGGCTTAAGAGGATCTCTCCCCATGATATTGTTTTCAACCCGCTTGCTTCCTCTTTTGAGAAAGCTCCAAAGATTGTCAGATCAGTTAAGGGTATTGGTGAAATCAAAGCTGACATCCTTGACCACCCAGATCAAGGCTACTTGGAAGAAGCTCTTAAAGCTGCTCTTGATAACAGAGTAAAGATGCAGGACCTTTCCCCATCTGATTCTATTAAGGGTGAAGGTTTCCAGATGGATGGCTTTGGTGACATCCAACAGTACTACTCCTCTGGTACTATGGAGTTGCTTGAGTTCCATGGTGATCTATATGATGCCAATGAAGATAAGCTGTATAAGAACTACATCATCACTGTTGTAGATAGAACACATGTTATCCGTAAAGTACAGAATCCTTCATGGCGCTTAGGCTCTGGTATTCGTCATACAGGTTGGCGTCTAAGACCTGATANCCTATACGCTATGGGNCCCCTTGATAACCTTGTGGGTATCCAATATAGAATAGATCACCTTGAGAACCTTAAGGCAGATGTGTTCGATATGATTGCCCACCCTGTGTTGAAGATCAGGGGTGAGATTGAGGACTTCGACTATGGTCCTAATGAAAGAATCTACGTTGGAGATGAGGGTGATGTAACCTTCATGAACCCTGACCCCACAGCTTTAAATGCAGATATCCAGATCCAAGTCCTCGAGAATCGTATGGAAGAATATGCTGGCGCTCCTAAACAAGCAATGGGCGTCAGGACCCCCGGTGAGAAGACAGCCTTCGAAGTACAAACTTTGGAGAATGCATCAGGAAGAATCTTCCAGAACAAGACATCCTACTATGAAGAAACCTTTGTAGAGAAACTATTGAATGATCAACTTGAACTGGCCCGGAGGCTCATGTCTCAGCCAGACCTTATCCGTGTTATGGATGATGATCTTGATGTGGCCCTGTTCGAGAAGATCTCTAAAGAAGACTTAACAGCTGCTGGTAAGCTTAGGCCTATCGGGGCAAGACACTTTGCTCAACAGGCTCAAGCTGTACAGAACCTGAACAACTTTGCTAACTCAGCACTTGGGCAGGACCCAGCAGTCACAGCACATATCTCTGGTATCGGTATTGCCAGAACTATTGAAGATCTTCTTGGCTTCGAAAAGTTTGGATTGGTTGAAGAGAATATCCGAGTGACTGAGCAGGCTGAGACCCAGCGTATGATCAACACTAACCAAGAGCAGCTTGTACAAGAGCAGGCTACGATGGAAGGTTTAAATGATGGCACTGCCTAGGAAGCTATCGACCCAGTGGACCAAGCATATCAAGGATACCAAGAAGAAGAAAGAGTTTGAAGGATACGTATATGGCTCCTCCGGAGTCTTAGAAGTTCTCAAGGACATACTTGAGAATAAGCTGTTAGAGGTTAGTAAGTCAGCCATTGTTGATTACTCCCAAGCAGCATGGCCCTATAGACAAGCAGACAAAGTTGGCTATGCAAGGGCAATGAGTGAAGTATTAACATTAATTAATTTGGAGAATAAGACATGACCGTCTTTGAAGGAACTACTACTGAAGGCCAACCAGCACCAGTAGCAGAAGGAAATAAGACCCCTGAACCAACATCCC